CAGAGCAGAGCATGAAGGTGCGGATCGCGCTCCGGAAACTTGCGAATAATCCGGCCATTGCTCCGGATGTGCAGCAGACGCTGGAGAAAGCAGCCTGGTATGCAGAAATGTACCTGGAGTACAGGAAACGGTATTTCATGCTGATGGACATGGACAAAAAGCTGCGGAGCCTGGGGTTCCGGAAACTTATGGCAGAGAAAAAGGCCGGGGATTAATTCCCCGGTCCTTTGTTATTCAATTTCAGTCATCAATCCAGACGGTTGTTTCAGTGCCATCAAACTTGATGAACCCTTCTTTGACTGCCTGCTTGTAATCCTCTTCAGTTTCGCAATAAGGTTCCTTGACACCACTGTCAAAGGCAATCAGTCTGTTCAGTTCTTCCCAGGAAGGATTTCCGGGGAAACGGTGGATGATTCTCCATGCGCTTTTCATTTTTCGTTTCTCCTCATCATGTCTTCGCGGATAAGTTGCTTAAGATAGCCTTGGATGTTTTCCTGCTTTGCCAGGAATGCGAGGATGTCTGCATCAGTGTTCTTGTTTAGCTTCATCCCGATCAGTTTTGTGTTCTTCCGGTCATAGTCCATGTTGGTTTTGCGCTTCGCGTCAGTCAAGATCATGTCTGTCCCTCCCTTGCTATCAGTATAACCTGTATGTCAAGTATTCTCCGGTCTGGTGCCGGTTATGAGAGGCGGGTGTTCCGCCTCCCAGGTACCGGGATCAGACGATTTCGACTGTGATGCCCCACACCCGCTTATATTCCTTGAGCTTTCCGAGGATGTGGTAGTTGATCTTGTCACTATCGTCAATTTCGTAGGCCTCTTCGGTCCCCCACTCGTCATCCGGTTCATCGGACCATTTGCTCTCCAGGATAAAGTGGTCTGTGCCGAACATTTTCCCCTTCCGCAGCCGGACTTGCCTGTGCCGCTTTTCCGGGTCGATGATCTCGAACGATTCGCAGAACCGGCTATCAATGATTTTGCCCAGGCCGTAGGTCTCCAGAATCTGTTCTTCGCTGCTGGCCTCGATATCCAGCGTGACTGTGAACGTGCGCTTTTCCATGTTTTGTTCCTCTCTTTCTCCAGCCTCTGGTGCTGGCTACGAGGTCTGCTGTGCAGGCCCCGTCTGCCAGGATCAGTTTCTGGTGAGTACGTTGACGAGGTTTCCGGAGATGATCAAGTCATTGACGATGTATCCGGAGCAGGCGAGGTAGGTTGTAAGCTCGTCTCCGCTCTTGAAACCGACCCGGGCGGCGATCTGGTCCAGCATAACCTCGATTTTTTTGGTGGTTGCTTTTCCCTGGAGCAGCGCTGCATCGATGAAGTAGTGCTGCTTGGGATCGGTGAAGAGACGGCCCTCTGTGTCAACGGAATAAATGGTAATCATGTTCGTTCCTCCTTACTTTCCGTAAATTCTCATGTCTTCGCGCCAGTCCATGATGCTTATGATTTCATGGTTCCCGTTGTCGGCCAGGAACATCTTTTTTGCCTGGTTTTCTGTCAGACAGAAGTATTCAGCCTTTCTGATTTTTCCTGTGCTGTCCTTGTAGCGGACGGTCCATACTGTCCTGTTTTCCATGATTTTGCCTCCTCTCATTTTCCGGCTCCGCCGGTGCCAAGGTCCCGATCCGAGGCCCTGGCACCGACCAGCAGGCGCTGGTCTGGTGGATTATGCTGCCAGTTTGATTCTTTCGTATTCCAGGTCTTTATATCCGATTACCAACTCCCGGATGAAGGTGCATCCTCTGTCCTGCTCTACTCCACAGTAGGCATATCCTTTGGTGAAGTAGAGGTAGGCATCCATATCGGTTACCCAGTGCAATCCCCAGAATCTTTCTGCATACTGCTTGGCCAGCTCCCACAGCTTGGCTTCCTCTTCGTGATAGGTCCGGATGCCGCAGCCTTCAAAGATCGTCTTGGCCAGGGCCTTCATCTCCCGGATAATCTGGGCCTTTGTCGGAAGAGCGAACCGCTTTTTGTCAATCACCTTAACGAATTCCTGCTTCGTCAGATTGGTTGCCATGTACATCGGCTCGATAATGTTCTGGTAGTCGGACCAGCTTACTTCGTAGCCAGCCAGCTCTTCAAATTCATGCTTCATCATTGTTTTGTTCCTCCTCTTTCTGCTAGGCAGGTTTAACCTGTCCGGCGAGGATAGAATAGCACAGGTTTAACCTGCTGTCAACACCCTTCCAAAACTTTTTTTCAGAACACGAAAAAGCCTGCGGAGCAAGACCAGCCAACGATCGGAGACATCGGCGGCAGCAGTCTGCGAAAAAAAGTTTGCGAAAAACTGAAAAAATTTTCCGGATCACATCGCCGGTCCGGTCACCAGGATCGGCAGCACCAGTACCAGGTCCAGCATGATACTGCAAGATATAATGTATTGACATTGCAAGGTATTGACGCTATAATCTGCTATAGTGAGATAAGTATACAGATCAGCACAGTCCCAAACACCGACAAGGCACCACAGAACACAGCACCAGAGATACACTCTCCGGTGCTTTTTTAGTGCAAATCTTACACAATGTAAAATACACCACATATCCAATCACTGAATACACCACAAATACAGTGATTATACAGTGTTCTTCACCCTTCCCCAACAGAATCAAGGGAAATGGCATAAACGTAGACGAAAGTAGACACCCCACCGGGGTCTGGAGAGGAGGCGAGACAATGCCCAAGAACAAACAGCCGATGACCGCTGACCAGGAGCTTTTCACCAGGATGAGTGCCCAGGGAAAGAGCAGGCCAGAGATACTCAAAACCATCTTTGGTCTGGAGCTTGGCATCTCTCCGGAAAACGAAATCAAAGCGGCAGATGTGAAGCTGTGCAGATGGCGGAAACATCCGGACTTTGAGACCGTCTGGAAAGACGAGGTCCGAGCAATCCTCTATGGCTGCACCAGTGAGGCCATCCAAACGATCCGGAAACAGATGCGGGAAAAGGATGACTGGCTCCAGAACAAAGCTGCTAACGATCTGCTGAACTACGGCAAACAGCAAATCTACGGTGATGAGGAAAAGACAGTCCATGTCCAGATCGAAGGCCTGCCGGACATCGGTAGTCCGGATGATGGATGATCTGGTATGACACTGTTTCGGTATTGTTCCAACTCTTCGTAAAAGCATGGTTTAACGAATAGTTGAACAGTACAAAATCCTGGTATTTAGACTGATCCGGTCTATGATCCATACCAGATTTTACTTGCCATGCAGAATCATGCAGAGATCACAGTGATTATGCAGGACTATGCAGACTGTTATGCAGTTATTTCCCTGGCGCAGTCAGCAGCCGGAGACGGTCAGCACCACACCGAAAATATAGTGGAGGCCCCCGCCGTCTGCACCACGGTCCGGTCAGCAGCCGGAGTCCGTCAGACCGGGGGGAGGGGGTCTGGTCCGGACCCTGGGGGGCCGAAACGTGCCAGTGACTCCCGGCCCGCTTCCTCGGTCGTACCGGTAAACCTCACCACCCCGATCCTGGAAAGGGTAGGGGCAAAAATTTTCTCACCCTTGGGCCTGCGGTAAAGACACAGTTTCTTCATAGCTGTACCTCCTCCTGTCGTGCTTTTCCAGACAAAGAAAAGGCATTGGTGTTTGCGGCCCGCCTATGCCTGCCGCAGGCCCATTTAGATGACAACGTAGTGTAGGGGGATGCACACTCCTTTGATCTGATTGCAAACCTATAGGGATCGGGTCAAAGCAAAAATCGAAACCAAGGGATCGGTACGCTGGGATGTCAGAGGGGTTATGACGGAGGGAGAGCGCCTCACTGTGGTGAGATACGCTGGCTCGACTACTTTCTGATTTCGCCATAAGACGCGCCGACTGCGGCGGGTAGATGAGAAGGCCAGGTTCGACTCCTGGCGTTGTCGATTTCAAGGAGTGACTTCATGGCGAATGTTGTGATCAACTACCAGCCAACGCCGAAGCAGGCGATCTTCCATGCAAGCAAAGCAAATGAGATTTTGTACGGAGGCGCTGCTGGCGGGGGAAAACGAAGGCGCTCATCATGGATGCGTTCTTCCGTTGTCTGAAGAATCCGGGAACAACAGCGGTTGTGTTCCGGCGCAGCTATGGTGAGCTTGAAGACACCGACATCAAGGAGGCGCAGGCTTCCTATCCGGAGAAGCTGGCAACGTACAATGCCGGACGGCATGAGTTCCGGTTGATCAACGGATCGAAGATCCTGTTCCGGCACTGCGAGAACGAGGCCGACAGGTTCAAGTATTCCGGTATTGAAATCCAGTTCCTTTACTTTGACGAGCTGACATCCTTTGAACAGGTGATTTACGATTTTATCAAGACCAGGTTGAGAGCAAAAAAATCACTTGGAGTGGTGCCTATTGTTCGGTCGGCCAGCAACCCCGGCAACATCGGCCATGGATGGGTCAAGAAGATGTTTGTGGATGCCGGACCGTATATGGAGATACAGGAACAGGAGATATACTCCGAGACACTGCACAAGACCAAGAAGATACGGACGCAGTACATTCCCGCGCTGGCAACTGAAAATCCGTTCATCACCGATGACTACATTTTCGAGCTGGAGCAGAAACCGGAGGCGCTGCGGAGGGCGCTTTTGAACGGGGACTGGGATTCCTTTGAAGGGCAGGCCTTCCCCGAAATCGTCACGGTTCCCAAGCCTTACTCGTTTGATGACGGGCCGCCGAAGTGGACGCACGTTGTCGAACCGTTTGAGATACCGCGCCATTGGCCAAGGTATATGTCCTTCGACCACGGATACAGTGATCCGTTCGCGGTTCAATGGTGGGCAATGGACAATCGCGGATGCGCTTATCTTTACAGGGAATGGTACGGATGTGTTCCGCGCAAGGCCGATACCGGCCTCAAGCTGACACCGGTACAGATCGCGGACGGAATCCTTGAGAGGGAAGCAAAGGAAACCGAGGACAACATCACGGTTGTCCGGACGGCAGACCCGGCCATCTTCGACAAGAGCAGAGGGTTCTCCGTTGCCGACCAGATGTCTCCCGGCTATATGGGCCGGACAAAAGGCGTACTCTTTTCAAAAGCGGATAACACCCGGATTGCCGGAAAGATGGAGGTGCATGAGCGCCTCCGTTTTGATGAAGACGGATATCCGATGATGTACATCTTCTCCAACTGCCATGACTGGATACGGACAGTACCCAACCTTCCCTACGATGAAAAGAAAGTCGAGGACATCGACACCGATGCCGAAGACCATGACTATGACGCTACCAGGTACTTCCTAATGGATCATCCCATGACGGCAACCAAGAAGCCGCCGAGGGAATACAAACCGTTCGATCCGTTCAGTGAAGACTAACCTTGTCTGAAGGCGCGGCGGCACGTGCAAAAATAAAAAGAAAAGGAGTATGCTCCCTTGAGTTTTATTGGGACTGCCGCGCTTTCTTTATATGTGAGGTGAGATTATGACCGAGAACGAGCAGGAACTCCAGGAAGAAGTCTTCATGGATGAACAGGTACTGGACGAAAAGGATGCCGATCTTCTGGACTTGATCTATGAGCGCCTGGACATCTTTGAGCAGATGAACCGGCCATATCATGACGCGGCGCGGAAGTGCCGCCAGATTGTCCACATGGATGATCCGGACCAGGACGATCCGGAAGTCATCAGACGGAACGGCAAGAAAACCCTCCAGCTCCAGACGCTGAAAAGCACCATCAACAACGTGGTTGCCGACCAGATGCTCTCCATGCCGGAGGCAAAGGTGGTTCCGGAAACGCCGGAGATGCAGGAGCAGGCCGATGACTTGCAGGACATCCTGCACTTCATCACCTACTGCGCCAATGACTATGAGCAGCTGCACTACAGGCGGTGCGAGGACTTCTATGTCACAGGGACTGCCATTACCCAGATTGCCTGGGATGATGACATGAACTACGGCAAAGGCGAGGTCGCGCTGATCCGCTGGCCCATTGAGGCCTTCCTGTGGGACCCGACTGCGGACAATCTCCAGGACTGCCGTGCGGTCATGAAGGTAAGCTGGCATCCGCTTTCCTGGTACAGGGCGCATTATCCGGAGACCGGCAAGTATGTCGGCAGTGAAAAGAGCTATTACAACAACGTGGGCATGGCAGATGACCCGGCAGACATCGAGCATCAGAACGATGAGAAGCGGGCGCTGCTGATTGAATACTGGTGGCGGGAGTATGACGCAAAGACCCGGCGCTACCGCATCAATGTCGCGTTCGCCGCAGGCAACGCACTGCTTGACAAGCAGGAAGATGTCTACGATCACGGGATGTATCCCTTCGTCATCGATGTGCATGACAGCATTGAAGGTTCGCTTGTGGGCGAAGGCCTTGTGCATGAGCTTGCACCGATGATGCGGTACATCAACCGCTACGCAGCCTATGCCGACATGAACGCAAGGATGTCATCCAAGGGCAGGATGCTGGTCCGGAAGGGGAGCGGCATTGATAAAGAGGCGCTGACGGACTGGACGAACGATGTGATCGAGGGCGATCAGATCACCCAGGGCGATGCGTGGAACTGGATGCAGAACGCTCCGTTTAATTCCACCATTACAAATCTGATGACCCTGTTCCAGAGCGATCTGAAGGCCGACTCCGGCGCGAACCAGTTCACCAGAGGCGAGACCACCGGAGGCATTGTTTCCGGCAAGGCCATCAACAGTCTGATCCAGGCGGGCGGCAAGGTTGCCTCCATGCGGACGGAGCAGCTGAAGTACGGCAGCAAGAACATTGACGAGCAGATCACCTGGCTTGCGGCGCAGTTCTATGAGGACGGACGGACGATCATGATTACCGGCCACAGGGCGCGGGCGGTGACCGTGGACACAAAGGCGCTGTTCGGCAAGAAGAGCAAGGGATCGGTGAATCCTCCTCCCTATACGGTGCAGATCGAGGTTTCATCGAAGGACCCGCAGCGGATTGCCAACCAGAACCAGATGTTCATGGAAGCCTATACGATGTCTGCCCAGGCGCAGCAGTTCTTCCCGCTTTCGGCGCTGTTCCAGATTCTGAACCTGGACGGCAAGGATAAAATCCTGCCGGTGATCCAGGCGAACGAAACCTATCAGCAGCAGATGCAGGCGCTTCAGCAACAGGTTGAGCAGATGCAGGCGCAGATGGAGCAGATGAACGCGGAGAACCAGAATCTGAAGAAGACGGTGGCGCAGACAACGAACGCACTGTCCACAATGGCGGCGAGGCGGGGACAGCCTCCGCGAGAAGCGGTAGCCGCGCAGCAGGAGCAGGCGGCGCAGAGTCCGCTGGTTGCCGGAGCGCAGAACATGATGGGTGTGCCGACCGGCGCGGAACTTCCGGCTTAATTAAAAAAAACGCGGATTTTTTTAAATAACCGGATGCTTATTTAAACTTCAGTTTAAATATTCAAATAATTTATGGCAATGAGCGCCGTGAGCTGCGGCGCTTTTGCATATAAAAACACACGCTCCGTGATTTGCGAGGGCGCGAAAGGAGAATTCCTTTGGAAAACGAGGAGACCATGGTCGAAATGAATGATGACAAAGGAATTCTCCTTTCGCGC